TACGCTGCTTAAAGCCGAAGTTAATTGATATGTGCCTATTCCGGGGGTGCTACCGTTAGTCCCGACTTGAAACCAACGGATTTGATAATCGTATGCTTTATCGGATCCAGATCCTGCAAATAAATGAGCTAAAGCTACTCCCATCCCGGATACAATTTGATTTGTATCTGAAAAATGGAGTTCTTTCCTACCATCTGCGTAGTGCTTCCAAACTTCTAATTCCCCTGTAGGGCTATAAATTTCTCTGTTTCTCATACTAATGTATATATTTCACTTAATCACAAGAAGAATATTCTCCATATTATGGTTAAATTGGAGTAATTCCTTAAACCTGCGTCAGAGCCGTTATCTTGAATCGCCACTATATTTTTATTAAATGTCTTTTTACTAAATAATCTGTAATCTAAAACATTGAGGTATGGGTGGAATGCGTAAGGAGGAGTTCTACCCGAAGCCAACATGGATTTTAAATTTAATCCCCATAAGCCCATTTGGGTAATACCCCCGTAATGATTTGCAGCTAAAGCGTCAGATCCACTAACAGTTATTTGATAAATAATTTCTCCAGTTGAAGAAAATGAATTTGTTGATGATGTAACTAATCCACTTAGAGGATTAGTTGAACTTGTGGTAGTAACAAACCCATATATATCCATTGAAGATACCGTATTAAAATTACTACTAACGCTCACAGCAGAAGCTATGGTTACTCTCCCCCCCGCATTATTTAAATATCCAAGAGTAAAAGTACTGCCCGATCTCCTAGGCCATGCGCCTGATCTAATAAAAGCTCTTGCGATTATAGTGCCAGCAGCACTAGCTCCATATTCATTTAAATTTACATTTTGTCCAAAAACTTCAATAGCAGATAAACCGGAAACCCCTGTTACATCATTATATTGACCAGACGGGATATATGCTAATTTATAATCTAAGGGATCTGGGTCGTCGGGCAAAAATAGAAACGGCACATGAGAAGAAACTGTTAGTGAACTATTTGTCAAAGTTCCAATTCTCGACGCGCCAGCCTCACCAGAGGCAAAAGCATCAGCCCCATGTGCATTGTACAAATAACCAGACGCGGCTTTTCCAAAAGAAACTGCACGCACAGTAAAGTTAGAAGAATCATAGATTGCAGATGCACTTGAGATAGCAGAACCTTCCACAGGAAGGGCCATTAAATCACAAATCATCTCGCCTGCACCGTCCACAATTAAATTATGAGACTCCTCAACCAATTCCTGTTGGGGAGTTCCATAATTTTTATATATTTCTACTATACCTCTCATCTGTATATGTCTATGCTTGTGTATTGATTAAATCCAGCAGATTTGGTTTGAGGACCCCAATCTGGGTGGTGTCTATAGTTTATTCTACTACCGCCTGATGTTTCAAATATTCCACTAGTAATTGATGCTTGTCTTGATGCCCTTGCAGACGCTACATCCACAAAATATCTGTAAGAAGTAAGTAATTCAGTTGGTTCAAATTCAGAAACATAATCATTAAGTGTAGTATCTTTCATGCCAACATAATCAAGGACAACATAGCTATTGTTTGTTTCATCTGGAAGCATGAACACTTCTATAGTATATCCTTGATTAGATCTGTGAACTTGTTTACCTGATACTCCATAATAGTTTGGAATACAAATGGGAGGGTTTAAAGTGTTTACTTTAACAGTAAAATCTTTAAATACTTCTGAAACTAAGTTATCTATGTTTACTTTAGTTATCGCACTCGTGTTAAATACCTGATCAATACACGGAATAGACGATGTTAATATTGTGTTTGGAATGGTTTGGACTGGGTACGCATTGAAATGGGACAACTCCTCTACTTTTTGTAAATTTAAATCAGAAACAGGAGTTATTACCCAATCAAAGTTTTTATTATAAGACCAAACATACCCACCCTCAGGATCTGTGTGAATCCACATACCCACTGCCGCCCCACCTATAAACCCACCGGATTCCTTACCCGCAAAATACCTTACAGTAATATCAAATTCATGTTCTGGTATTAAGAAGTTGGGAGTTCCATAATTTTTTAAACTAAATCTAAGTCTAGGTAATCCAAAGAAGCTAGCCGACTTAAGTTTAATTAATGGGTTACCATATGAAAAATTATCTTGAGCTGTTCGAGAATCGCTGGTATTTAAATTGTAAACTGTAAATGAGTTTGATTCAGAGTCCCCAGAAGTTTGAACAAATTCAATTCCACTTAATATGTGGGGATTTCGGAATTCGTATTTTTGTATGTACAATGAGTTTGTTGTGCTGGCGACATATGTCCCTGAAGGGCCTCCTAAAGGGCTTAAAATTCCACTACCTTGCCCAGAGTTAATTAGCTTAGGGGAAGACAGAGAAGAAGTTATAAGTGAATAAGTTGTTGCTGCGGATCCTGATTTATCAAAGAACCCATTGAACAACAACGGCCCATATGTGTGAGAGATTATATTTGGACCTCCAGACAAATCTAATATTTCTTCACTTAAATCATGTCCACTAAAATAAGTTACATAGTCTTTGTAAGACCTATGGACACCCATTCCGAATCCAAAATCAAAAAACTCTTGTATCGAACTAGGCCCTCCGCTAGCGTTTGATAGATTTCTAGCGATGTCGGAATAATATGCAGACGCATCATAAGCACTTGCAGCAGATTCATTTTGAATATCTTCGTATGCTTGCCCGTATGCGCGGGAGACTATCTTGCTATGAATTAATCCAATGATCGGGTCACAATCCCCCCGAGTTGAATATTTAGAACAAGCAGGCAATTCATAAGTTATTCCGCGACATGGGAAGGTATTGCTTGTTGTAACCCCATTTATAACTGAAGAGGATCTCAAATCCTCACATCGAGTGTAAACTTGTGGTAATGAAGAATAGTACGGGATAGAAACAAACTTACCTGCTGATGGGATATATCCCAAGGGCATGTAATTATTGTAGTTTTGGACAGTAGATGGTGCAAGATAAGGTGGCATGTTAAATCCATCTCGATAATACCAACCTTCCTTGGGTAAAAGATTTTTATGGCTACGGCGACGAACTGAAGTTCTTTTTAAATTCGATAATGGAACGGTGGATGTAAATACAAAGTCTTCAAGTGTATCCACATCAGTTCTTTTAAAGACTCGACCTAAAGAACTCATGTTCATCCCTGAAAATTCAAATCCACCAATTGCCCCAGAAACAAACACATCATCAATAGCAAAGACTGCATCTTCACAAACTAGCTCATTGTATCCAACAGAGTCAAAATCAGTAACAGTTAAATCAAAATTAGGTATCGCGTGCGCGGGTACGAACAATTCTAAAATTCTTCCAATTGATTTTAACCCCGTGTACGATCCAATTTGAAGGACATCAACATTTACATCGAATGTAGAAGACGAAACATCAAAACTAAAGTGAGACGATTTCCCGTTCCACATTGGTAAAAATTTATATTTACTTTGATTTAAAGTTCCTAGGATTTCGTTATAATTTGGTGGAGTTTGGTATTGTTTTGTAAAAAATAAGAATCCATTTCGAGAAGATTCTCTAGTGGATAGTAGCACATTTTCATCTATGTATGTGTACAACTGATCCGCAAAAGCTCGTCTGACCCCTAAACAAACCAATCTATCGTAGATATAATCTAGCAATCCACGAGTTACAGTGCAGTATTTGTAATACTTTTCATATTCCCAAGGCGGGATATTGGTTATCCTATCTCTATATTTGAATACAAAGTCCTCATCATTTATACGGAATGGGGAATCCCCAATATAGAAATTATCCGGGAATAAAGATACAGCCCTTCTTAGAATATCATCTACAACAAACCGAATATTAGTATCCATGTTTGTTTCAGAGTATTCCGTAATACCGAGAGCGTCTGCTACGGATCTTGTCCAAATATCGAAATTATCGAAAGCTGATGTTTCAGTATTCAATGCATAATAAATCAAGTTAGGAATATAAGATTCCCAAAGTTCTTCTATCTTAGAAGACATGAAAGAATTTTGTTGATAACTATCTCCGAATAAAGTCTTGGTTACTACATCAAGAGCAGTTTTAGTACCTTTTGCCTTGTACACTTCAACTGCACTTTTTAATTGAGTACGCCAGCGTTCAGGATTTGGTCCAATTAATTCCCAGCCGATTAATTCTGCTAAATATGGTAAATATTGTTCTGGGCAATCATCAATACTTTTAAGTAAAAGCAAATTACTTACTTGGTCGTTTATATCAAACATACCAAAGGAAATTGCTTTTAAAAGTCTATGAAACACACCAGAAGACTCCAGCGTTTCTAGATAAGAACTTGTTGAAAGATAATCGTCAAACGCATTTTGAACTCTGTAGTCCTTAGAGTCTGTTTGTAATGGAGAATAAATTACATCAATCAGGGTTTCTAATTTTTCCAGAGGAAGAGTGCCCGATGTATACTTATCAGATCCTGAAGTGAATCCAGTTGGAATAAAGTTTTGGAACAAAGAGCATACAGAAGTATTTCTCCAAATATGGTTTTGTAATCCTTTTATTCCATCATTCAAATAAATAGTATCACCATAGAAAGTCTTGTTTACTAGAATATCTCTTACATATGATGACGGTTGATACGCAAGACCTGCTGGACCAGATAAATTCAAGAAATACAACCACGACATATTTTCTATCAAATAATCGTGAGCTTCGTCTTGTGTCAATAATCCAAACAAATAATTAGGTTTATTCAATTGAATGTTTGGTAATAAAGTGCTAGTAATATATGCGTTAAACTCTCCGCTAGTAGTAAAATCTTTTAGTCTTTTGTTAAGAGGTTTTAATATTAATCTTTCAAAATCAAATGCGTCTAATTTTAATATATTATTTTGTTTTACAAAATATGACGCTATTCCAGAAAATGATCTTAGTGCTGAACCTTCTGTAGTTCCTGATATGTTAAAAATAGTATTAAAATTTTTGGCAATGTCTATGTGGGAATTTATTAATCTATCAAGTGGTGATATTTGTTTCCCAAAGGTTGCGACATCATCATCCAGATAAAGATCTGGTGTAAGCATCTCTAATACTTCAACATAATTTCGTTTGAAGTATTTTTGATTTGAAGCTATGTCGTTAAAGTTTGTCATCAGACTGTCACTATATTAATTGTATAATTGTTCAGTTGGATTATTTCATTGAAATCCACTGTAACATCCGTATCTAAATTATCAACAGTTGCATACCGTACTTCAGGTATGGTAAATATAGAACGATTGAGGTCTGCGAGAACTAGTGTTTTGCCAAAATCAAAGTTGTTGACATTGAAGAAGTTTGTTATTCTTCTTCTAACTTTACCTTTTATCAACTCTTCTTTTGCAGATAAATTCTTATCTATTCTTACCGTCACCACTAAATCCAAAGTTCTTATCAACCCGTCCACCACAATTATCTCGTCTGTAAGCATTTTTTTAGGTTGCATCGCAGCAAGCAAGTCACTCTTAAATGGAATAGTAGCTTGTTGTAATTGAAGGGGGGAGGCTATCTGTAAGAGGTAGATATCTAAGATATTAGCTGAACTATAAGCGTCCCGAACTACAGCACGAGCTTTTCCTGTAGCTCCGGTTTGGCTTACGAATGCGTTTGCAAAAGTAGAATAATCCTCGGCTGTGACCAATCTATCTTGCCGTTTGAATGTTAGAGGGGCATACCGTTTGGCATGTTCTACTGTCTCAGAATCCTGACCTCCTGTTGCAAGTGTAACATTTTCCAAAGTCCCCGTGTCAGAACCAATAATCAATTGGGTATTAATAATTTCCGAATTTATGTTACCTCTAGTGCCACCTCCAACTCTGTATGCTATTGTGTATTCCGCATCTGCGGGAGGAGATTTACTTACAATACCGTCTCCGAAAACTACAGTTGCACCATAGGAATCGTCATACACAATTTCATACAATCGTTCACCGCCACCGGAAGCAAAGAATAGATTGTCCACTTGAGTCCAAGCACCAGAGGCAGCAGCGTCATTTGAAGTGATATAAACCTCTACACTCTTCTCAACAACCGGAGATGTGGTCAATGCCACTCTTTTTATTAAATCTGTAGAATTAAATGCCCCAGTTTGAATAACTAATGCGCCTTCTAGCAAAGCTAAATTTGTCCAGACTGTGCTGGCAGTATTTTCGGATTCTCCAGTAGTTAGATCAATAGATGCATCTGAACTAATTGGAGATAAAGCTCCACCGGGTTCTGTTTTGTACAAAGTAAAATTAAGAGGACCCCCATCTTCTGGGGACGCTATTGAAACGACCCTCTGGGATGGGGTTATATTTAATGGTGCGTTAGTAACTGCTGAATTAAAAGACAATCTTGCATTTGCGACCGAAGAAATAGGCCCTTTCATTCTAACCCCAACAAGCTCCATCAATTTTTTTACATTGTTTCTATTTTTTGCAGTTGATAGGAACGATTCATTTGCAAGCATATCAGCTTTCATGGACATGACTGCTCCCATGTAAGCTACTAGTTCAATCAACATCATGCCGAGATCAGACTCAGAAAAATTTTGATAATCTAAAGGATATGTTGCTTTGATATAATTTACAAGGGCAGTTCTTAAAGTTAAAAAATCCGTAGCGGCATAATCAATCGTATCCCCGCGCTTAGACTCAGGAATATTTACTAACTTTAAAAAGTCTGATTGTACGGTTCCGTTAAATGCCATGTTATCCTATCTCCACATTCACATCTAGGGTTTGCTGGTTAAGCTCTTCAACTTGCACAGTTAAATTTATGTAAAGACCTTGCAGTCCTTCCATGCTTATGCTCTGACTTGGGTATACTCGCAAACTAACTACTTTAACTCCCGGAGCATATTTATTAATTGCAAGAAGAATATCGTCTCGTATGTTTTGAACAGTAAATTTATCTAATGGCTCAAATAAAAAATACTTTAAATTAGTGCCAAAATCTGGGAGCATAACTCGCTCACCTTTTGTGGTTAGTAGTAATTGTCTTAAATTATTTCTAACCAGAGTAACACCAGATTCTTTTGAAAAGTAACCCCGTTTAGGATTAGCAACCAATGGGTAAGAGAATCCATAGATTTTTTTAGTAGTGGAAACTACATCCTTCTGGATCGCTTTTGAAACTGGTCTTCCGTAAAAATTAGTCGCCATTATAAGTCAATGTTCTTGAAGAACCCTTTCTGCCCATCAAAATTAGTCTTAGTCTCACTAGTAGTTAGGGCTTTTGAGTAAAATTTAACACTTCCTAAATGGCCGTTTAACCCGCTTCTGAGTCCTGAATCTAAATTCATAAACCCTCCTGCGTTTTTATTTCCATCAGAATAACCCCCACCTAAAATCCACGGTGTGAAGTAATCATTAAGTTTTGGTCCATTTATATGGAATGGCGATCCGGTAGACGAGAACGAATATTCAAAACTATTAGATTGTTTAAATGATGGTATTCCCGGAGCTGTGTATGGAGGGACACCAAATACATCGGACAAGGCAGATGTAGCCACTAATTCACCATCGACGGCTATCCTAACTTGGTTTAACTGTGGATCAACTGCGACACTAAAATGCATAAATTCTGAGTTTACAGAACTTACATATTTTCCACTAGCTAACTGCTTGGATATAGGAATGGCGCACTTTAATACTTCATAACCAGACGCACAACCATTTATGCTTGCTTTATTTATAAACGCAATATCTGATGCGTTAATTGACCTAGTAGGAGCTATATAAAAAATTCCACCAGATGCTGGATTTGAGCTATTTGTAGCGTTAGGCGCAAGGCTAGATGTAAGTTGGCGATCTCTAGTGAACCCAATTAACATTCCTTTGGTAACTGTGCTATTGTTGGAATAACCTACTTGAGTTGGATCCAATGATTCATTTAATCCACCTGTGTTTTCACAGCCTAGGATAATTCGATGCATGGTGGATGTTCCATACCCTGTTGTTGGATTAATATCCCCAGTAACAACTCTAGAAATTCCGGGGGTGTAAACCCAAGACTCAAAAGTAAATCCTTTGGGGCTGTAAGTCCAATCTTGAAATTCCCTAGTGTCAGGCATTATTGCAAAAGAACCAATTCCATTAATACTTGTAGCGGTTGAATAAGTTGCAATTCCATTGAATCGAGGTATTGCTAGTCCTTTGCTAAATACTGAAGATGGCGTGTTAGCAATTAATTGAGCATTATTGTAATTATTGCTACTTGCACAATTCAATACATTGTACTTGTCAGACCCTATAGTGGTAACTTCTCCATCCAAGAAGTTGTAGATTGCAAAAAGACCATCCTTAACAATTACATCAGTGAGTGACAATATGGATGCTTGCGATCCATTTGAATCTGGATCATAAACAATTGCACCTGCTCCAACAGATGGAACAACTAAATGATTCATAGTAACCACAGATTCAGCCTCAGGTGCGGTCACGAACTTGGGTTTGAGGGGTAGTACGACTCCTGATACTTCTGCTTGACGCAAAACTAATTTCTTTTGATTCTCATATGCTACGGCTAAGTTAAGGTCTTTTAAGTATGAAAAATCATTGATTGGGACTTCTCCCTTTTTGAAGAAGGCTCCTTTTCCAAACAAATATGGTGCTTTGATAGCGACTTCAATTTGTTTTTTACGCCTATTAATCTTTGAGTCATACATGGCAGCAGTAGAATACAAAGATTGTCTCAAATTATTTACAACGGCAACGCCTTCGTATGTTTCAGCTATTCCGACTTGCGCTGACAAATCATAAATGTGTTTTGTTTTTTGATTTCTTAGAATGCAATAAAAATGATCTGCGTCATATTGCTCCATCATATCCGCAGAGTTGTCTATTACATTTAAATCAAAAATAGTATCGACATAATCATTGATTGATTTTAAAGAAACCCCAAACCCTTTTCCTCCCAAGTTTGCATCTTGTTCAAACTTATATTTTTCTTCAGGGAGAACGATACCGCTTACTGTAGGAAGCCCACCGGATTGCGAATCATAATACAAACCATCAACAGACAATAGGAATTGCCCCTTTTTGGATTTGGGTGGGCCAAAAACTAATCTAAATATTGGATCTGTCGGAGCGGATGAGAGATCCTTCGCAGTAAGGAACCCTGTACCCGAAACCAAATCTGAATTGATAAATACTGGCTCTAGTGTTGGATCGGCAAGCCTTGCTGCCATTACATTTCTTGCGTTTTGCAAAGCTTCGTCGGCCTCTGCTATGAAAGCCAAAGATGATTGGACTTCTGCTATCTCAACTGCATACTGAGTCTCCACATAGTTGGGATCTAATTGTTTTGCTTTTAATGCAGATGGCCCTTTTTGCAAATCTAGGAACTGCTTATAAGTGTTTACGCAATCAATTACCCCGTTCACCACCTGCGCTGCACCTAAATAATTGGCGTAAAGCTCAGTTCCAAACTGTGTAGCATACCCTACTGCATCAGCAATTGCGCCAACTTCTTTTCCTAAACTAAACGCATCCTTATCTGAACCGTTTCTGCTGAAATCCGAAGTAAATCTAAAAGTTCCATTTTCTGTATCAATTTCAAAGATTCCGTTTTGTTGTAGAATCTTCTTTTTTATACTGGCTATGTGGGAAGACGCTCTATCTCGACCTTGTTGGATTTTTTCTGAAATACCCAAAACAGCATTGCTGGGTAGTAGTGCTAATGCAGCACTTTTTCCAATATCTAATAAGCATTGTGGAACTCCAAATGCTGTAGCTAGGGAGTCTACCGGGCTTGCACCCTCCCCAAATACCTTTGCTGCTGTTTGTAGGTCAAAATAAACCATATTAATTTAAATAAATTCTATTCCCACTTATATTTATGTCACCATCCGCAGAATTGATAAAAACGCCTTGTTCACCATTGATAACAACTGTTCCCCTTGCGTTCATTTGAATATCTCCACCCTCACCCCCAGCAGTTAAATTTATCTGTTGGTTGTCGCCTTGAGCTTGGATATTAATATCATTGTGCGTTGATACAATGTTTATATTTCCAGCAAGTGGATCGCTTCTACCAACCCCATTCGCGCCCGTGGATGTATTTACTATATTTAATACTCTACCATCAATAACCTGAATATCCATTGATGCATTTCTGGAAGTTATATTTATATTTCCAGTACACTCCATGGTTATTGC